TATTATCCGGTTGAACCAAATATTGTTATGAACGGAGCAGCAAATATTAATTTTCAGTTAACTGCTAACGGCGCGCCGGCAACAGTTTTATCGAATAGCTTTATTTGTGTTATCCAACACGGTATATTGTGTCAAAACGTTACAACTGTTAAATAGTCAACGTCTATTACTGCTTTGCGAGCTTTGTACGCAACCGCCGGCGGTCGGTAACTACCGCCATTTTTTAAATTATTAAAAAATAAAATTATGAGAGTAAAAAGGTTTCAAGCCGTTGAAATATTTGTACCGTCAGGATCAACGTTAACAAAATTTTCGTTCCCTGATCAACCGCAATTACGTAACGCAAAAATACAAGGCATTCAAGTTTATACGCCAACGGTAATAACCGCAACGCCATTAAGCGGATCAACGCCGGTTACTTTAGTTGATATTAAAAAATCTACATTAACATTATATCAGGGAGATTTACAAATTATTTTAAATTTGCCTTTATTAAACTTTAATGGTATTAGCGACTTAACAAGTCCTTTTGTTTTTGAGTTACCTGAAATGAATGATATTGATATTAGTTGGACAAAAAGCTATGTTAACATATCAACCGCGTTAGCAACAACAAACGTTGCATATTCTTTTGGTATTTATTATTACTTATAAAAAATTGATTTTATGGCTATAAATAAGGCTTGGTGTACCGGTATTAACGCGTTAATGGAGTGGTTTGACGATCACGCCGAACAACCGTATTACTCGGTATGGCGTGGACGCAACTTATCTTTTAGTTGGAATAACGACGATATGGAAGCCGGCAGATTAAAATTATTAAACGATATTAGTTTTGCAGAGCAAAATAATGTAAGCGAAGTATTGACGTTAAAATTGCATAATAAAAAAGATAAAAGCGGATATATTACATCTAGCACGCCGACATACGGTAGTTTAGATTTCCGACCTAGTCCTATGGAGCAATCTATGGGGTACGGTGTAAGCGTTCCACACGCTACCAATAATTATGCTATGGAAAAAATTTTAGATAAATTAAACGTATTAGAAAGTAAAATAGCCGGTTACGAAAGTATGGACGACGATTTTATTGAAGAAAAACCACAATCCCCTATCAATGCTATGTTGAATAATCCGGAAATTCAACAAGCATTGGTTACGGGTTTATTGGGATTAGTTGGCGGTTTATTTCAAGGATCAAGCGTTGTAAAAAATTTAGCCGGTGCCGACGATCAAAATGAAGCCATTGAGTTACTAAATATATTATTAAATAAAGGAGTAACGGTTGATCATTTACGTAAATTAACTGAAATGAGCGATCTTAAATTAAAGAACCTTTTATTAATGTTATAGTATGGCAAATACAAACATATCAGCCGATAAGGTTTTAGGCAAATATTTATATGCAAAGGGAACTGTAAAAGTTTACGATTACCCCAATGCTCAAATTATACGATCAATTACAAACGGAGGTTTAGTCGGTCAAGTATCTAGTTGGATATTAGATCAAAACGGGCAACTGTTTTGGTTATTTTATGATAATGCTAAAAAACCTTACTATGTAAAACATATTACGGGAAATTTAGACTTAAAAGAATTACCGACATTAATTAAGCAAGTTGAAACGGAGGCTATAAATAACGAAATTGCTAAAAAAGGAGCGGTTAATTACTATTTACAAAAATATTTGCCTTATATAGTTGGCGCGGTTGTGATTGCGTTTGTATTGCCGGCAATATCAAAATATAAAAAAAATGGCTAGTAAAAAAAATACAATATTAATATTAGCGTTTATTGGTTTAATATCAATATCATTTATATATAGCAAAAAAAGGCGTGGATCAGTTTATGCCTTGCCTTTAGATAAAGGCGAATTTGTGCCTGATAATGATAATGACAAAACGCCGCCTGATTATATGGATTTTTAAAAATAAAAATATGAAAAAAAATAAAAAAAATGACGTTTTAATATATTTAGCTTTAGCCATTGGAGGTGCTTTTTTAATACATAAGTTCTTTATGAAAGGTGCAACAAGTAATATAATTAAATCGCCGGTTATGCCTGATAATAAATTAATAGATCAAAAAATTGATAGTAAATTAATTGAAAATTATTCAACAAGTGAATTAAAGCCTAAATTGTTTGATCAAGATTATCAAGCATCTCAATATAGCGAATATCAAGAAGATACGTATCAAACGTATTACGGTAAAAATACAAGCAACGGCGTTATACGAGGAGTTAATGGTAAAATGCCGTTAACGTGTTAAATTAACTTTTTTCAACCTTTAAAAATAAAATTATGAGCGATTTTGAAATAAAAGCCGGATATATTCCGTTCGATATTAATATGACAACTTATGATCGTAACGGTTTTGTTACAACAAATTGTAATAGTATTACGTTTATTAATTACGGTACGGCGACAGTAACAATAGATAATAACGTACAATTAACGCAAGGGCAACAATTAAATATTGACGGTAACGCCGGCGAAATTATTAATAGACAATTTTTATTAAATTTTGCAACCGGATTTGTTAACAATTTAGTAACGGTTAAGAAAAATTATATTTAATTATGGGTAACGGTATAAGACTAGGCAACCAAGTAATTAATCAATTTGGCGCGCCTAGTATAAACGAAAATACTTTAGCAAATCGTCCGGCAGCCGGTCAAGCCGGTAGGTTATTTGTAGATACTACAAATAACTTATTGCAACGCGATACCGGATCGGCTTATGTAACTATTGGAGCGGTATCGGCAACGCCTGACTTGCAAGCCGTTTGTACTGTTGGATCAACTTTTACAAGCGATATAACTATTTCAACTATAAGAATTGGCAGAGGTGGACCAACTGTTAATGCAGAAAATACCGCAGTAGGTTTTTCGTCATTGTCAAGTATTAATAACTCATTTGGTAATTATAATGTCGCAGTAGGTTATGGTTGTATGGATTCGGCAACAAGTTCAAATTCTAATACTTGTATTGGATATAATGCCGGAACCGCAATTACAAGTGCAACAACTAATGTTATTATAGGATCACGAGCCGGCGATACTAATATGACTAATCAAAGTTCATGCGTATTTATTGGAGCAGACGCCGGTAGATATACCGGTGGATTTGGAAATATTTGTATAGGTTATCAAACTGACACGCAGCAATCAATAGGTAATTTTGCAGGTACACAAAATACATATATTGGTTATGGAATTGGTGTAAATGTTAATTCATATACATCTTATAATGTATTTATAGGTACAACTACCGGATCAGGATATACCGGTAATGGAATTAATGGTTTAAATACATTTATTGGATCTTTATTAAGTTTAAGTGCAAGCCCTACAATTACCGGTAATATTATTATTGGTAATAATACCGGTAAAAAAATTCAAAACTATGCGAGTGGTAATTGGGTACTAGGTGGCGGTGCAGACAATGGCATACATCAACTACAATTAAGCGGAGGTCTTTATTGTCAAACAATAAGTCCGTCAGGTGTTACGTTTGCCGTTAACACAACCATTACTTTGGGATCGTCTAATTTTTATTATGTATTTACGGGTGCAATAGGTGCTACAATTACTTTACCGACGGCATCAGCAAATAATAATATGTATACTTTTATTAATTCAACAAGTGTAAGTTTTACAGTTAGTACATCAGGAGGTCAATTTATTTTAAATAAATTTATTGGTAGTTTAACAACAACTGTTACTGTTGGAAATTATGCTTGTACTATATTAATAGCAGACGGAAATAATAAATTTTATCAACTAATTTCATAATAAAAAAAATATAATAAATATGAAACAAATACAACCAAAACAAATTTGGTATAATGGATCGGAATATATGGCAACCGTAATAAATTATTACGGTACTTGGGATAATCATTTGAACCAATGTATGTACTTTTTTGCTTTATATACCGGTACAGTAGATCAAACCGAAATTGAATTAGTTAAAGGTAATTTAACTATGGATAATCCGGAATATACTGAATTAAACGTATCGCCGAACGGTAACGCATACGTAGAACAATGGATTGAAAATAAATTAAACGTAGTAATAATATAAAAATATAAATATGTTATCAAAAGAAGATGCAATAAAATTGATTAAACAAGTAATTGACGAATCAGTTAAAGCCGGTTTGTTTCATAATGTAGAAACTGCAAATAGTGTATTTAACGCGTGGACGATAATAACACACGAATTAAACAAAGAAAACTAAACAATGGAAATGCTTTACAGTCTTTTAGGTATGGCGGCAATCGCCGGCGGATTTTATATTAATACTAGATCGCGTTTAGATCGTATTGAAAGCGATCTAAAAACTTATACTAAAATTAATACCGAAATAATTGATCGTTTAGCACGTATTGAAACTAAATTAGATTTTATACAAAAAAAATAATGATATGAAAAATCCAAAAACAACAATATTCGGATTGATTGCGGCAATTGCCAGCTATTTCGCAACAAGCGGATCAGGTAAGGCGCAAGTTATAGGGCAAGCGGTTGCCGGAGTTGCTACGTTCTTATTGGGAGCGGTTGCAAGTGATGCAAAAAAATAATTGTATGACCAAAAATAAAAAAGTGTTAATCGGTTTAACCGTTGGCGCGATAATTATACTTATGATCAGAAAAAAATTAGCGACTATGCTTACGAATACCCCATTCGGAGCAATAAGCGACAAATTATTCAATTTAATTGGAAAACTAGAGGGTTTTACGCCGGTTGCCGGTTGGGATTTTAAACAATATTCAATCGGTTACGGATCAGGTTATAATTGGGATTTAAAACGTCCGGTACAAAAAAGCGACGTAATTGACAAAGCCACCGCTAGACGTTGGCTATTGTTAGAAGCAGAGCAATATTTTAATTATGTTAAAAGCCTAATTAAAGTTCCGGTTACTGATAACCAATTATTAGCATTATCTAGCTTTACGTATAATGTAGGAAAAGGCGCGTTTAAAGATAGCACCTTACTAGAGTTATTAAATAGCGGAGCAGATAAAAATACAGTAGCCAAACAATTTGATCGTTGGATCAATTCAGGGGGAAAGCCGAGCGACGGATTAATAATTAGGAGAAATGCAGAAAAAAAACTATTTTTGTCTTAATAAAGGGTTTTGTTAGTAAATAATTTGATTTCATTCTATTTTTTTTAGAAAGCGAGGGACGTTTTTACGTCCCTTTTTTTATGTATATACGTTCTACAAACAATTTAGTAGTACGATCATATACATTAAAGTAATTGCCGCCAATACGATCCGCAAAACGGTAAAAGTCATTAATATCAGTAATTTTACGATATTTACGCGGATTTGATCCGTCCAACATAAAAACTATCATATTATAGTCCTTTTTAGGCATTTTTTAGGGGTTTATCATTAATTGCAAAGTAGCGATCATTA